CGGGACAGGGAGCATCAACCATGAGGGCTTTCTGGGGCCGGTATGGGGGCAAGACAAGGTGAAGCTCTTGTGCCGCGTGCGGGCCGTGTTAGTACTGGGTGAAATTGAGGCCGGGCCGATCACCTGTGTTGAAGCGGCATTATGCGGTACGCCGGTCATTGGTCGTGCAGCAGGTGGCATACCTGAATATATCGCAGACGGGCTGAGCGGATACGTATGCGCCTGTGAAACGGAAATGGTAGAAGCTGTTGGTAGGCTTGATGCCTTGCCGGGGCCAGAGGAAATACGAGCCTGGGCGTTACGCGAACTGGGCCGCGAGCGCATGCTGGCCGCTTACGAGGCGGTGCTGAGGCAAGTAATCAAGCAGGCGGAGTAGGGCGACGATGTGAGGGTGTCATGGGTAAGAAACGGGTGAATTGGCGTTCTCTGCTGACGCCCGGCGGCGAACCGAATGCTGAATACCGCAAGCGGTGGGCCATTCTGAGCAATGGCCGGTTTCCCGTTGCCCCTGGCGACGTGAAGCGCGGGCTGGCGGCCATTCGCCTACGCGGGCGCAACACGACCAAAGCCGAGCGCAAGCGGATTTTGATCGTTGTGGCGCGGCGCGTGCCATCGCTGGCAAAGATAGCGCGCCGGGCGCTGGAAAGCGATAGAAGGCAAGGGTTGATATGAGCGCGCGCACTGGCCTAAGCACGTTAATCGAGACACTGCGCGCATGGTGCAACGCGGGTACGGCGGACTACAGCGTAGCCGGGACAACGTACTGGACAGACGAACAACTGCAGCACGTGCTGGATCGCTACCGCGCTGACTACCATCGTTACCCGCTGACTGCGGTAGAGGAGATCAACGAGTCGAACGAAGTGATCTATCGCAATTACTACGCGCCGAAAGGGTTTTACGAGGAAGCCGGGGGCGGGTCTGCCGTCTGGACAGTTGAGGACAGCACGGGCAAGGACGTGGGCACGGCCAGTTACACCGCCAATTATGAAGCCGGGCACATCTACTTTACCAGCGACACCGGCGGGTCAGCGTATTACCTGACCGCGCGCACTTACGACATGCACCGCGCGGCAGCGGACGTGTGGCGGCAGAAGGCAGCGCACTTTGCCGGTCGGTTCGATTGGCGTGCCGGAGAACATCAGGTATCAGCATCGCAACTGTACAAGCAAGCGCTGGCGATGGCGCAGTATTACGACCAGATCGCGCCGGTGCGCGTCGTGCGGCTGTCCAGGAGCGATTTGGCATGAGATTGAATAAGGCGGATCGACAGGCGCTGGCCGAACTGGTGTCGGCGGCGACCGGGGCGTGGGAAACGATAGCCAGAGCACGTGCTTTAGGTGTGTCGCCCCCTACCCGGCGCAGCATGGCTATAGCGCGTTTACGTGCCGCGCTTGACCGCGTTGCTTATCTTGATTTTGAGGCGGGGGAAAAGCGAAATGGCGGGCATCACGAGCAGTGAGCTGACCTGGATGCGTGATCAAATGGCCGACATGTTACCAGACACGGTTGTGCTCAAAGAGGTCACGCGCACTGCCGACGGTGAGGGGGGCTGGTCGGAAAGCTGGACGCCGGTAGTAGGCGGCACGGTGTCGGGGCGACTGGATGAAGCTACGCGCTCCATACGGGACTGGCAAGCGCTCGTGGGCGAGCAAGTGCAATTGAAGTCCCCGTATCTCTTGACGCTGGCCTACGACGCGCCCATAGCACCCGGCCAGCGCGTGGAAATTAGCGGCACAACATATGCCGTGATCGCATTGTGGGATGAAGCAAGCTGGCGCGTGTTCAAGCGCGCCGTGGTAGATGTTCTTCGGTAGGTGAGCAAGCATGGCGGGCGCGCAGCGTGCAGTAAAGCTGGATAAGCGCGTGCTGGAGCGGTTGCAACGGAAAGCGCCGTACGTGGCGGATCGGATTATTCGCCGCCTGGCAATGGCGTCGTTGGCCTACGTTACTGATGAGTTGCTGGGACATGGCGAGCAATACCGACCTTACCCGCGCGGCTCGAAGGTGCACTGGTCAAGCATGCCAGGGCTGCCCCCCAATATTGATACCGGAGCGTTGAAGGCAAGCATGAACGTGCAGCCTTTAGCGCCGGGGGTTTATGCTCTGCGGGACGGCGTGGAGTACGGAGTCTGGTTGGAGTACGGGACCACACGCATGGCTGCGCGCCCGTTTATGTTACCAATGATCGAATGGGCCGAAGAACAAATCAAGACAATGGACTGGATGTGGGAGTAGCGCGCAGTGGGCACGTTACCGGCACTGGGTTCAGCGCTGTATCAAAAACTGGCAAACGACGCGACGGTAGCAAGTCAGATCGGTGGCACAGCCGCGCCGCGCCTGTACTGGCAACTGGCCCCGCCTGATACTGAATATCCGTTGGTCATTTTCTCGCTGGGCGCGGGGAATATCCCAAACATGACGCCGCACGATGCGGTGAACTGGGTTTATCGCATCACGGCTATTGCACAAACGCGCGCCGCTGCTGAAGACGTGCACAACGCTGTATATACGGCATTGCACGAGCAAACGCTGAGCGTAGACGGCTGGGACGTGTACTGGATGGCATGCGAACGAGTCGCAGTGCCACCCGTTGAGGTAGTAGACGGGCACTACTATTGGCGATTTGCGGCTGATTATCGCATTCGAGCATGTAGTAACTGAGGGTATGGCAATGGCACATTACACAGGTAGTGACCTGTATATCACGTATGGAGGAACCGAACTGTCGGGCGATCATCGCAACTTCGAGGTGAGTTATACCGTTGACTTGCTGGACGCATCGGCGGGTGATGACGATAGCAAGTCATACGTACCCAGCCTCAAAGACGCAAACTTCCGTCTGACAATTCTGGACAACGGCACTGCGGGATCGGCAGTCCGCCAGGCGTTGGTGATGGGCGGCACGGGCACGCTGGAATACGGGCCGGAAGGCACGGCAACGGGTAAGCCCAAATACAGTTGCCCGGTCATCGTCAACGAACTGCGTACAGCGTACCCGTATGCCGGGCTGGTCGAGATCACGGTCGGGTTCCAGCGCAGCGGTGACTGGGTAGAACACTACGAGGACATGGGTAGCACCTACTAACAGGGGTGACGTATGACGCAAGAGGCGCAACCTGAGATCATCCAGGCGGGGACTGGATGGGAAATCGACTTGTCGCAATGGCAAACAGTCGGGCCAATTCTGGACTGGAGTGCGGCGGCGCGGGAGGCTGACTTCGCCCGCCTGATCGCCCTGATGGCGCAAGTGATCAGGCAATGGCCTTTCGCGCCTGATCCCACAAAGCCAGAGGATTACCGCCAGTTGACTCCAATGGAGTTTCAGCAGGCATTGGCCCAGGTGTCGGCTGCTCTCGGAGATTCGTTTCGCAGGTAGATCGCGTAACCTGTCATTGGCGGTCTACTGCGCCGAGATTTACGGCGACACGCTTGACGCTGCGACAACCTGGCGTATCAATCGCATCCGACTGGCACAGGCATTCGGCTGGACGCTGGACTACGTTGACAGCCTGAGCTTGCGCGATCTTGCCGACGCTATTGGCGTGCTGGATGGACAGCAGCAAATCAAGCGTCACTATGAGCGCGCGGCGCAGCCCGCAGGCAGTAGCGCGCGCTGACAGATGCAGGCAATGCAATGGACGTTACGAATGTAGCCAGCCTTGAGACACTTTTCACGGCCAACATCACCGACTTTATGGCTGGTTCGCGCCGTGTTGACGAAGAACTGGACAAAATAGCGCGGACGGCGACGAGTCGGCTGGATCGGATCGGCCAGACGTTTCAGCGTATCGGCGGGCGCTTGACCGATCTCGGCTCGACAATGGCCCCGCTTACGGCGGCGATTTCAGGCATAGGTTACGTTGGGGTACGTGCCTTCAGCGGGTTCGAAGATCAACTGTTGGAAATCCAGGCCCGTACCGGCGCAACGGCTGAGGAGATGGCGCGCGTCAAAGAGCGTGCGCTTGACCTGGGCGCAACCACGAGCTACAGCGCTGCGCAAGCTGCCGAGGCTATGCTACAACTGCTGGCGTCCGGTTACAACCTCGATCAGACGTTTCAGGCTCTCCCCGCGACCCTGGCTGCTGCCGCTGCTGGCGGTATGGACTTGGGTTTCACCGCCGACGCATTAACCGACGCGTTGGCGATGTTCGGCCTCGAAGCTGAGCAGGCAACCGCCGTTGCCGACGCGATGGCGCGCGCTGCGGGAGCATCGTCGGCGGAGATCAACGATTTGGCTGCCGGGCTGGGCAACGTTGGCCCGATGGCAGCGCAAATGGGGTTGTCTATCACCGAGACGGTGGCAATCCTCGCCGCTTTCAGCGAACGGGGCATCAAGGGCGCTGAAGCCGGTACGCAGCTACGTTCTATGCTAACCCGCATGACGTCGGACATTCCTAAAGTTACCAGCACGTGGGCGCGACTGGGAATCTCGCTGTATGACAGTGAGGGCCGCATGCGCAACCTGCAGACCATCATGCAGGAACTGTCGGCGGCAATGAGCGACATGACCGACAAAGAGCGCATTGCCACCCTGAAGACGCTTGGCGGGGTATACGGCCAGTTAGGGTTGACCGTTCTGACTGATACCGATGCGCTGGGCGATATGCTGGCTTTGATGGAAGAGCAATCCGACGCCACCACTGTTGCAGCAGCGCGCATGTCAGGGCTGAGTGGCGTAATCGGGCAGATGAAGTCGGCGTTTGAGACACTGATGATCAACGTCATGGGGCCGTTCGTTGAGACATACCTGAAGCCTGCTATCAGGGGGGTAAGCGAACTGGTGCGCGGGCTGGCGGACTGGGCAGCGGAGCACCCAAAGGTGGTCGGCGCGATAGCGGCAATTGGCGCAGCGCTGATGGCAATCGGGGCGACGTCTCTTACACTTGGGCCAACGCTGACGGCTATCGGCAAGATACTGGCTTCCAGTGCGTTTGCAACACTGGCTCCGGTCCTGATCGGTGCGGGCGTGGCGGCTTACGGGCTGGTCAGGGCGTTCCGCGCCATGTATGACCGGAGTGAGAGGTTGCGCAAGTCTCTGTTCATATTCAACGACTATGCGCGCTGGGCATGGAAGATTCTGAGGGGCGCAGCGGAAGCGACCCTTGAACTGGCCAAAGCATTCGCTACCGTTTTCTTCGATGTATCGCCGGTGGGCGATCTGTTCGGCACGCTGGGCGACCGGCTGGCGATTGTGTTTGACTGGGTACGCGACATGGCCTACCCGGTAATCCGTCTGGCCGATCACTGGCGAATATTCGCTGGCACATTGACCGAGTTCTTCTACGCGGTCGATGCGGGGGGTTCTAACATGGGCCGCGTGTTCATGGACTTGCGGCGCATGCGATTTAACCGCATTGTGGACGCCATTTTTGGTGACACCGACCCGCGCAAGATTTACCAGTGGTTCGAAGGTATTTACACGGTTGTGGATACGCTGGGAGCACGTATCAGCGACGTGATGCGCGAACGGCTGGGCGTGCTGGAAGTTCCCTTGATTAAGCTGCG